AATCTTATGCGAGCACCCCTGCAATACGAGAAGCTGCGATGATAATTGCAGTGGACATCTGGCAAGCAAGACAAGTGAGCCAGACTGGTGGGGTAGGCATGGATGGGATCAGTGCCAGCCCTTATCGGATGGGTTATCAGCTGATTAACCGAGTGCGTGGTCTCATCCAGCCGTATTCAAATCCAGCATCACTGGTAGGTTAATATGCCAGCTGCGATTACCACACTACGTAGCACACTAGCCACAGATCTTACTAATGCTGGCGTGTGGTCAGTATTTGCATTTCCACCAGCTACATTACTTGCCAATGCAGTAGCGATCACCCCTGGCGATCCTTACATAGTACCGAGCAATAACGATCATGTAACAGTATTACCTTTGGCAAACTTTAGAATTTTAATCACTAAACCTGCGTTAGATAACCAGGGTAATTTGGCTGGTATGGAAGATTACATACTAGCCGTAGTAACAAAGTTAGCAGCGTCAGCGCTGACACTTAATATATCAAGCATTTCAGCTCCAGCAATCGTAAGCGCTCAAAGTGGCGATTTATTGGTGTCTGAAATAACAGTATCAATCCTAACGAGCTGGAGTTAAATTATGAGCAAAGAAGAAGATTTAGCCTTCTTAATAAAGACAGGCCAAATAAAAGAAGAACCAAAAGGCAAAGCAGCAACCAACAAGAATGACGAGGAGTAACAATGGCAATATACTTAAATAACAACGTCGGCGTTAAGTTGGCTACCAACGCAGCGCCTACTACACCTTCAATCGATATTAGCGACTTGGTATCAAGCGCTGTTATCAATCAAATCGTAGACGAGCTAGAAATCACCAGCATGGGAGATCTTTCTCACCGCTATGTAGCTGGTTTGCAGAGTGGCACATTTACCATCGACTTTATGAACGACTGGGCAACATCTGACGTAAGCCAGACTCTAAATGAGGCATTTGGCAAGACTCTAGCTGTATCAGTAATTACAGTTAAGGGAACTACAGTTTCAGCTGCTAACCCTACCTACCAGTTCTCAATCTTAGTAAATAACCTAACTCCGATCGGATCAGCTGGAGTAGCCGAAATTGCTACATCTAGCATTACATTTACTGTAAACTCTGGAATCACAGTATCACCTTCGGTACCGTTCTAATTAAGGAGTAACAATGGCAAAGCTAAAGATTACTAGGGCTAATGGTGAAGTCACAGAACACAAGATAACACCAGGAATTGAATATAGCTTTGAGTTGAAGTGGGGCGCAGGCATTAGCAAGATCTTGCGTGAGCATGAACAGCAAACCCATATTTTTTGGTTAGCTTGGGAGTGCTTGCGCAAGTCTGGTGCACAAGTACCTGTATTTGGAGTTGAGTTTATAGACAGCCTAGAAACTGTCGAGGTATTAGACGAAGAAAAAAAATAACACAGCGGGATTCTATCCTTTACGGCATCGCACAGCTGTCCGTAGAAACTGGAATACCGCCTAGCGAGTTTATCAATATGGACTCGGAGATGTATCGGGCAATAGTACAAGTATTAACCGATAGAGCTAAGGAGATCAAAAATGCCAGCAGAGGTCGTAGGCGTTAAAGATGTAATGAAAGGCCTTAGTTTTATTGATGAAGATATGTACGACAGAATTAAAACAGTTTTAGATCCTATGATGCGCCAGGTAGAAGCTACTGCTAAAGGTTATGTACCTAGTAATACAGAGGTACTATCTGGCTGGTCTAAGCCAATCTCTTCACAGGTAGATTACAGACCATTTCCAAAATACGAATACAATAATGTTAGAGGTGGCATAGGCTACAAAGAAGGCCAAAATAGAAGATTTAAGAATGGTTTTCAAGTAGAGAATTATGTCTACAACGTAAGCGCAGCTGGTCGTATTTACGAAACCTCTGGCCGATTAAACCCACAGGGTAGAGCGCCATTTACATCTGTTAACCAAGGTGGTGGCACAGTTGCATTTAAGAAGTCTGGTAGCGCTAAAAGTAGAAGCCGATCTACACGATCATATAATTCTAATAACCCGTTTGCTGGCTATCAGTTCGTTACAGATATGCCACCTCTTACATCACAGCCAAAGATTAAAGATGTTAGAAGTGGTGGGGCTAAAACTAAAGGCCGCTTGATCTATAAGGCCTGGGCTAAAGATAGCCCTAAGATTTACGATTCTATTCTTAAAGCCATTACTGCTACAGCTGATTACTTTAACGATACAACAGAATTAAAGAAGGTGGCATAGTGGCCAATGTAGTCGTATCCGCACTCGCTACCTGGAATGGTAAGGCACTTAAAAAAGCCAAGCAAGATGTCAATGTATTTGATAAACAGTTAAAGAGTTTAGCACGTACCTTTGGCGTTACCTTTAGCGCTACCGCTATTGTTGCATTTAGTAAGAAGGCAGTTAGAGCGTTTGCCGAGGATGAAGTAGCAGCCAAGTCGCTTGCACTACAGCTAGAAAATACAGGTAATGCATTTAGAGTTAATGAAGTAGAAGATTACATAAGAAGCTTAGAAAAAACTTATGCGATATTAACTGACCTACGTAGACCATTTCAAACCTTTCTTAACTTAACTAGATCAGTCGCCTTATCACAAAGAACACTAGAGGCTGCATTAAATATAAGTGCTGGCACTGGACAAAGCCTAGATACTGTAGTAGGTGCATTAGCGGCTGGTATAAGAGGTCAAACTAGAGCACTGGCTGGATTAAACACAGGCATAGATGCATCCATAATTAAATCTGGCGACATGAATGAAATTATGGCAGAGCTTGAAAAGAAATTCTCAGGTCAAGCATCGGCCAGGTTAGATACTTACTCTGGCAAGATGGATGCGCTAAAAAAGAGTTCAGATGAGGCTACTAAGGCTATCGGCGCAGGGTTAGTAGATGCCTTAACTATTCTAAGTAAAGATAAATCTATAGAGAATCTGTCAGACAATTTTGAAAACCTAGGCAATAATATAGCGTTTGCAATTAGAGAATTGGCTAAATTAGTAAGTGGCTTTAATGACCTAGTAAGTAACCCATCTTTCAAGGCTGGTCTATTGGCCTTGGCTATAGCCAGTAAAAGCCCTAAAGCTGTTGCAGCAGCCTTTGCTATTATTGGTGGTAGCGCTGCGGCAGGTGTAGCCACTAGAGATTTTGGTGGTAGAGAATTACCAGATAATGCAAGGCGCAGTGCATCAAGAATTGAACTGAAGTCTATTAAAGATAGTACAAAGTTTAGAAAACTTGAAAACGAACAATTAAAGAAAAAGACAGCACTAGATGAACTATCTGCTAAGTTTGATGTTGAGCGTATTGGATTTCAAAAAGCATTAAATGAAGCCACAGATGGTGAAACTAAATTACGTATTAGAGCTCAGTTAGCCATCTTAGATAATAACGAAGCACTGGCTAAAAAGATATTAGCCGAGATGGAAGGCAAAACAGCTGTAGAAGAATTGACCACACAATTCTATGCACTAAGTGAAGCTGCTAAAAACTTGTTATTATCCTTTGGAGTTAGCCCAAGTCAAATTGGCCCAGGCGGTGTGATAACTGGTATCGCTGGTGGTGGCCGTATGGGTAGCCTTGCAGATGTAGCCATCAATAATCCAGAGTTTGGCTACAGTAATGAAGCCAGAGCATTAGGCCTAGCATTAGGATTTACACCAGGTATTAGCCGTGGTGGATCAGCACAAGAAATGAGAGTAACTGTCGATGTAGCAGGGGCTGGCGATAAGTTAAGCCAGGCTATTGCAGAAAGTATCCAAGTAGCCACTAGAAATGGATACAGCACAGTACCTGCTGGACAAGGATTCTAATGGCCGTACCTACACTTAATGCGATAATTAACTTTAGCACTGGGCCAGCTACTGCTCAGGCTATGCAGTTAGATATTGGTATTTTAGGTACTAATGTATTGGCAGATTCTGTAGCTGTAATTGTAGATGTATCAAATCGCATTAACAGGGTAGAAACCAATAGGGGTCGTACTGCACTTAGCGATCTATTTCAAACAGGTTCGCTTACTTTACGTTTAACAGATCAAAATGGCGACTTCAACCCACAGAACACATCTAGCCCTTATTACACATTTTTAACACCTATGAAGAAGGTGCAGATTACTGCTACCTATAACAACGTTACCTATCCTATATTTTCAGGGTTTATTACAAGCTATGTAACTACCTACCCACAAGAATCAGAAGATGTAGCGACTACTACTATACAAGCTGTAGATGCTTTCAGATTAGCCCAGTTAGCCCAGATAAGCACAGTTACAGGCGCTAGTGCTGGTGATCTATCAGGCGTTCGTGTTAATGACATATTAGATGAAATTGACTGGCCACAATCTATGCGTGATATAGATACAGGCTTGACTACATTACAGGCAGACCCAGGTACTACTCGCACAGCCTTACAAGCTTTAACTACTGTTGCCGAGTCAGAGTATGGCGCACTATATGTAGATGCTACTGGATCGTTTGTATTTCAAGATAGAGCTGTAACTGTTGGATCTATTGCTGCCACGTCTACACTCTTTGCAGATGATGGTACTGGCATAGATTACTTTGATGCAACCTGGATATTAAACGATGTGCTTATATTTAATAAGGCCACTATTACTAGATTAGGTGGTACTGCTCAGGTAGCCACAAACCAAGCCAGCATAGATAAGTACTTTCTCCACAGTTATTTCTTAGATGGCCTACTAATGGAAACCAATGCAGTAGCCCTAGATTATGCCCAGGCTTATGTGGCCAGTAGAGCTGAAACCTCTATCCGATGCGATGCCATAGTCTTAGACCTATACACCCTTAATTACGATACAGGTGTAATAGCAGCTTTAGACCTAGATTTCTTTGATCCGATCACAGTGCGTACTACCCAGCCTGGTGGATCGACTATAGAGAAAACTTTGCAGATCTTTGGCGTGAGAATGAATATCACCCCAAATAGCTGGAAAACAACCTTTACAACGCTAGAACCTGTCATAGATGGCTTTATACTTGGCTATAGTGAATTAGGTTCTGGGGTTCTATCTTACTAAGGAGAAAAAATGTCAACATGGCCAGGCGCAACAGGTGATGTAGTAACTTCCGCAATGTGGAACGGACTACCAGCCTTTGAAGTACAGACTGCTAAGACTGCTGATTATACAGCTGCTAGCGGTGATGAGTACCAACAATTAGTGCAAATAAATAAGGCTACAGCTATTGCATTTAAGTTACCTACAGATGCTACATATAACTTTGCAATAGGTACTGCAATAACTGTATTAAATATCGGTGCAGGTCTTTGCACAATTAGTGCAGTAACACCAGGTACAACTACAATACTTAGTGCTGGTGCTACAGCCGCATCACCAACCTTAGCTCAATATAAAACTGCGGTTTGTATTAAAACAGCTGCTAACGCATGGTATGTGGTGGGCGGAATTGCTTAATACAATTTTTGGTATTTTGTCTGGTATGCCAACAAAAAAAATTGCTGGTTATGCTGGGGGCGGTAACACTGCGGCTACTACAAACGTAGGAACAGTTGACAAATTTTTGTTTAGTAATGACACTAGGTCTACTTTAGGTAGCGGCTTAGATCCAATAAGACGACAAGCCACAGGATTTTCTAGTTCTAGTGCGGGTTATGCAGCTGGTGGTATTGAAGCTTCAAACGTAACCACAGTTAATAAATATGCTTTTAGTAATGATTCTCGTTCTACTTTAGGCACAGGGTTAAGTACCGCTTCTCGTGGTGGCGCAGGTATGGAATCCTCAACCGCTGGATATGTGGCTTTAGGTTTTACGACAGTTAGAGTTGCAACAGTTGATAAATTTGCTTTCAGTAATGATTCCCGTAGCACTTTAGCTACTGGTATATCAACCGATAGATTTTTGGCTGCGGGTTGTTCATCTTCTACCAATGGATACGTTATGGGTGGTAACACAGCAGCTACTGGAGCAGTTACCACAGTTGATAAATTTGCTTTCAGTAATGATTCAAGGAGTACCCTCGGTACTGGATTGCCAGCTGGACAGAGACAACAAGCAGGTTTTAATTCAAGTAGTGATGGTTATTCCGCTGGTGGTGATAACAATACTGTAGCACTTACCTTAATTTACAAACTGGCGTTTAGTAACGATACATTTTCTACGCTAGCCGCAGTTACCTCGGTAGCGCGAAATGGTGTTGTCGGGATATCTGGATCAGATTTTGGCTATATCGCTGGTGGTCGCAATTTTGCTGAAACTACTTACTATTCCACAGTAGATAAATTAACTTATAGTAATGATACCGCCAGTACTTTAGGCACAGGATTATCAAGTTCACGTTCATATGCCGCGGGATTTGCTGGATAATGACTAATTTAATTAACATTTCTAATCAAAGCATTTTTCCATCAAGATCACGTTATCAGATACGCCATTTTGTAATAGGACAACATGACACTCCCGAAATGCAATATCGTCAAATCCTATTAGAAACGCAAGATTTGGCTTACAAAATAAGAATGGCTGAATTGGATATAGAGAAGAAACGAATTGAAATTCACAGACTGCTTTCATCTGGTGATCCTATTGAAACCATTACAGCAGAAGAAAAACAATTAGGTATTATTTTAACTGAGCGCACTTTGAACGGCGCCAAACTTGAATTGAGTTATTTGCAGGAATTAGCAAATGAAGTAGAGTCCTACACAATAGAAGAGATTGAAAATAATCAAGAAGAATACTGGAATAAAAGATTATCTCGTCAAGCTGGATTAGAGCAAATGGGAAATACGCAGGGTATTTCTGTGGGGAATCTAAATTCAATGCTTCAAATCGGAATGTTACAAAAGGATATGGGGGGTGAAAATAATGCAGTACGTTACTTGGAAACTAAAATGGGTTAATGATTACGGATATGGCCCAGAATCAATAGTTAATGAAAACGATAACCATTTAGAAGCCTCGATGTTTGCTTCTTCACAGGCGGAAGATAGAACAATTCTCGGCTATTGCCAAACAGATTTGGATTTTGCGCTTATTTCTGATTTTGAAGCACAAGAAATAACTAAAGAAGAAGCACTCGTTTTTGCAAAAAGCATAGATGAAACTGCTTACTTTTTAGAAAATGGATTTATTGCCGTAGTAAATCAAGAAACTAGCGGGCTTTAGGTTTATGAAGCCGTGGCTATGCGCAGCTGGTGTCCAGTTAAGAGATCAAATTGATACCTGGTATCCAGATCGCCGCTCTACCAGTGATGGGTGGATTGGTGATGCTCGTCATAGCGCCACCAAATCGGATCATAATTCAGACAAATCTGGGTGTGTCAGAGCCATTGATGTGGATTCTCGCTTGGATTCATCCGAAGGGATCTCAATATATTTGGCTGACCAAATCAGAAAATGTGCGAAAACCGATAAGCGTATATCTTACGTAATCCATAATGGCATGATTGCCAGCAAGATACTTAATTTTAAGTGGCGCAAGTACAAAGGTTTCAATAAGCATATAAGACACATCCATATCAGCTTTACAAAGTTAGGCGACAAAGATGGCAGAGAGTTCGATATACCACTACTAGGGGGAAAAATATGAAGATAAGCAAAAAGCAAAAAGCCATACTAAAATCCTATGCACGTGGGGTATTAGTATCTTTTTTAACATTTTTAGCAAGTAATGAATTAGGTTTAGATCCAGCACTAGCTGTAATAGTTGCAGCTTTCGCTGGTCCAGCAGTTAGGGCTTTAGACAAATCCGATGTTATCGGTACTAATGAAAAATGAATCCAGAACAATGGGCTGGCTTTTTAGCTGGCGGTTGCGCAGTGCTAACAAGCGTGCTGCTCGGATTACGTTTTTTAGTTAAAGGCTGGTTAAACGAACTAAGACCTAATGGTGGATCTAGTATGAAAGATCAATTAACTAGGTTAGAACAGCGTGTTGATGATCTATTCCTTATCATGAATAAGCGACAATAGCAATATGGCAACCGCACGCAAGCGCAAGAAGGTTAATAAGCGCAAGGGTAAATACACCCATGAGCAGATTAATACCAAGTTAGATACCTATGCTATTTCGTTGCGTGAGTTTTATTTAAGCCTAAGACGTGCAGGATTTCCAGTAGATCAAGCTCTAGGGATGTGCGATAAAAACGTATTCCCAGACTGGATAGCACCAACCAGTCCAGACTTTGATCCAGTTAATCCAGACCATGACCCCTACGAAGACGAGGACTAATTGCGCAAAATTGCGTTCGTGTCAGATCTGCAAGTTCCTTTTTTTAATGAAGCAAGTGTCAAATCGGTAGGCCGTTTTTTAGCCAAGTGGCGGCCTCATAGAACTATCTGCATTGGTGATGAAATTGATCTACCACAGCTAGGCGGTTTTAACGCTGGCACTATCGATGAGATGGTTGGCAACATAAATGACGATAGAAAACAAACACAAGAAGTATTAAGTTACTTGGGCGTAACAGATGTACTTGGGAGTAATCATGGAATCAGACTTTACCGATCAATTAAAAAAAGACTCCCATCATTTCTCAACCTACCCGAAATGCAGTATGAGCGTTTTATGGGATATGACAAGCTCCAGATTAAATTCCACCCCTATGGGCTCGATTGGGCACCAGGCTGGACAGCCGTTCATGGTGACTCTTTCCCTCTTAGCCAAGTACCTGGGCAAACGGCCTTAAATGGGGCTAGAAGGCTTGGTAAGAGCGTGGTGTGTGGGCATACCCATAGATTAGGCCAGTCGGCCTTTACAGAGGCATCTAGAGGCCAATTAGGGCGTACTGTGTGGGGCGTTGAGGTTGGCAATTTAGTAGATTT